GCTCCACACGTTATCTTCGTCTTTTATTTCTTCTATTATATCATTTCTGAGGTAATTAATCAATAGAATGGAACGTTTTTTGGGTAAATGCAATGGCATAGTAGAATGCATCAAACGGGTATTATAAAACAAGATGCTACCTTTTGGCATATCGTATTGTTCTGCGTTTTCTAAAAAGTATTCATCATGCAAACCTTCATAACAATCTTGTATATCCCAATCTTGTTGATGACTGTAAGGGATAAGTCCAGTTGATCCTGTGTCTTTGTCTAAGTCATCAAGCGGAATGATAACTTGTATACCACAGATGTCATTGTTTTCTCTTTTGTTGTATTTCTCAAATCTATGTGGGGTATCAATGTGAGGTCCTACCCATCTACTTGGACCATTGATTGTTACGATATCACTTGCATAAAATGTTGCATCAGTTAAATGCTTTTTGATCTCAGGGTAGATGAGTTCATGTATCTCTTGTACTTCGTCCCAATCATCTGTGAGTTGACTCCACCATACAGCAATGCCAAATAGTTTTTTACACGCCTCTGCTTCTGCGTATTGCTTCTTATGTGTTGATGCTCTGACAGGGTAGAGTTCATCTTTTCTGTCGTTTATACGTTGAATAAGGCTGTCAGAAACGATATCATTTATGATATCAAAACCCCTGCCTTCATGTGATAATTGATCATTAATGATATCTTTTTTACCGAAGATACGATCCCAATTATCCGCATAGGTTTTTTGGTCTACACCCTTACGGCGACCAGAACCTTTACCACCGTGCCATTGAGTCATACGATATTTTTTGTTTCTTCGTTAACTACATCATCAAGGTAATTACTAGGCACATCTTTGTCTGCCATCTTTCCTAGTATAAAAAACCCTATGAGTAATAATGTAAGTACCATTGCAATGATACCCATTATTGCTTTTCCTAACATATGTTCTTCTTCAGTCATCTCCACCTCGTTTCTAGCCATGTGCGTTCTTTATCGCCGGCTAGATATATTCTTTTTTGTTTATGATCTTCTTCGTTAGACCAACACCAATGTTCATTGAGTGTATTATATGTACTGTCATTGTATTGTGCTAGGCTTACGTAGTTGTGCAGTTCATGTACTCTGTCATAGTCTTTTAAATCACAACTAGGTCCCCATGTATCCCAACACCAGTCACGTAATTGATTGAACTTAATAATCTTTGCCAAATCTGATTGTGCCATTGGCCTGGGAGTGAAACGTTCATACTGTGGTTTAACAATAGTAGTACACATCCATGTGAAGATATCATTCCCCTTCCATCTACCATCTAACTTAAAAAATTTTATGTCTAAACCGTCGATCATTAATATCCTGCTTGTTTAAGTAATTCTTTCACTTCAGCAACGACTTCTATATCACGTTTAAATTTGATCGCCCACTGTTCAGGGTCAATATATTCTAATACCATTTTCTGTTGTATATCATCTAGTTTACCTAAAAATTCTGTACCAGACTGACTCTGATATAAAGACCAAGGAGAGATTCTTCCTGTCGTTATCTCATAACAAATTCTATTTGGAGCACCATATCTAAATGCATCTTTATATTGTATTGCATCGTCTTTACAAAGTTCGATCAGTGTCTCCATACTACGAGCAATCGCATCTAATGGATCTTCATGTCTAAGATATTCGACAATAAACTTAGTGTAGTTTTTATCACTAGTCCAACTATCGATTCTAATCTGATTTTTAAGCAACCAGTCTGCATAACGATTAACATTAATGCATTTTGTATTGACACAGTAATGACCGAACTTAACAAAGGCTAGATAATAAGAACTTTTAGTAAAGTCTATATAAGTCTTTTGTTTTTTACTAGAAGTATTTTGTGCATAGAAATTTAACCATGCATTAAAGCCAATACGATTACCCTTAAGATTTCTATCTCCGTATCGGCGTTTCTGTTCGCAAATATGTCTATCGATGGTACTCTCTTTTGCAAAACTTCTTCCGCAAAAGTCGCAACCAAACTTTTTAGTTGCCGAGTTCTTTTTCGTATTCTTCGATTTCATTATCTGTAACGAGTTCACTAAGTAATTCTACCTCATCAAATTTTAGTTCTGGAAACTTTTCTGCTAGATACATTTTGCGTTTGTGTTGTACACAAAATGCATTTGCTATTTCAGTCAAGTCTCCTGCTGTTAGTTTTGGATATACCTTTTTATAATAATCCTTTATGTCTTTAGGTTTTGCATTATCTTTTAATTTGCTGACACCTGCTTTGATATGAGGGATCCATTGATGATATTGCTTACCAATGCCTGGGCTTGCCGCACACAACATCAACCATTGTAGTTTAGGATGATGTATTACGTTTTCATTAAACAAATGAGTATTGGCATGATAGTCAACACTCTGTAAATAATATTGTGATAACTCACGTTTACCTTTTACTACACTAATCCAATGTAACATCATAAACGGAACAAATTTTCGTTGTTGTTCTGAAGTTAGTCTATCATAATAACCATAATCTTTTTTATCGATTGCCGCTATTGCTTCAAACAAGTTGAAGTCTTGTTTTTCAAACTTTTCGTCTGTTGGAGTTTTTGCTCTAGCCAAAGTAACCTCTTGCAAACCACCCTATTGCTATTGACAAGGGTGCTATAATAAACAAATCAACTACCCAATGCAATGCAATAGACAATGTAACGATCTCTTTCCAATGCAGTTTACAAACATTCTTCCAGTGTTCAAAAGACTTGGGCATAATCTACAACTTCACAATTTCTACTAATTTCTTTGACAAAGTAGATACATCTTGGTTTAGGACCATCATCTAAAGGCACACATAAGAACTGACCATTACGTAGTCTTGGTGCATACCATGTGACATCTGAATAGATATCTACAATCTCTATAGGAAGAAAGCCCGGAGAGAATGATGATAGTGGATTGAATGCAAAGACTGAAAAGCCTCTGTCATTTAATGACGATAGTGGAAGTGTTTCTAAGTCTCCACCTTCTTCATCACCGATCAACACTTGCCAATCAACTGGCATCTTAATCTGCTTATCGCCCACTTGTAGCACAACTGCTGGAGCATTGAATGACTCTAAAAAGATAAGCGGGATATAATAGTAATCCACGAATGTAGGATTAGAGTTATCTAAAATTGCAAATCGAAGGTCATCGATTTCTTCTGGTAACGTTTCCAAGTTATAGTATTGGTCTTCTAATGTTAGTATTCTCATTTTGTTATTATACTGCTCCTTGCAGATTTATTCAAGTTAATCGGTAAAATCATTTGTAGTTTAATTTTTCTACAATAAACGGATAGTTTGCTTCTCTGTAGAAATGTTTACGTTGGGTTAAATGTCGTTTAGCAAATCTACATGAACTTGTTAAGTCCCAGATTTGAACAAAGTCTTTATCTTCTGCTTTACGAATGCCACGACCGATAGACTGTATGACACGAACAAAACTCTTACCTGGTTCAATGAGTACAAGATTAAAAATCCTAGGAATATTGATACCAGTAGAAGCCACGCCATAAGTAGCAACAATGATTTTATTATCACTAATGGCAACATCATCATATTCTTCTTTTCTGTCATTTACTTTCATGCCTCCTGACACAAAGACTGCATCATCTAAACGTTCAACAAGGGCGTGTCCTGCCGCGATACGATCAACAAGAATCAAAGTATTACCTGATTGTTGTATTGTATCGATCAGACTTGCCATCTTATCTAATCGTTTATCATCACTGAGCAAATGCTTTAATTCACTTTGATAGTTACTGAACTCCTGTTCGTCTTGTAACTGTACTATGTTCACATGACACTTAGCAAGTACTCCTTTATCTTGCAATTCTTTTGCAGATAGTTTATTAATAACAGGTCCCAAACTTACTTGCAAAGCAATTGACTCATACTTTGCTTTGGGTACTGTTCCTGTTAGTCCCCATCTGATGGGAACATGGGCCATTACGCCTGTTAACAGTTGCTTCAATGCATCTGCTTTTGCCATATGTACTTCATCTACAATGACACAAACAACACCTTCAATGAACTCTCCTATAGTGCAATCTACTTCACCTCTTTTAGTATTCTTTAATAGAATGTTGAGAGATTGCCAAGTACAAATAGTATGCTGTTTAAAATATTCTTTACGATCACCAAAGTATACACCGACATCTAAACCCATGTTGATATAATCTTCTTCAGTTTGTGATACTAAACTTTTGTTAGGTACTATCACAATACTTCGACCATATGATTCTACACCTCTACTAAGTGCCGCAGTCATAATAGTCTTTCCTGCGCCTGTAGCCACTTCTTGTATCGATTGAGGATTCTTTAAGAACTCATTAACAACTTGAACTTGATAGTCTCTAAGTTCGATAGGTTGCCCCTCACAGACATGTCCTTTAGGCCACAGAACATCTTTAAATGAATCTTTCTGAACTTCTTCAAATTGAAACTGAGTTTGATACTCACGCATATCCTCTAGTTCAATCGAATAGTTTAGTTCTTCTAATACTGGAATGATTTCTTCCAATAAATTAATATAAGTAGAACCGGCAAGACTACAATAACTAACCTTGCCGTTCCATCTTCCCAACTTAACACTGGGCATGTATCTTGCGCCTGGAACCTCAAACTCAAACTTTTGCATTAGTGCCCTACGAGCATCCAATTCAAGTCCGGCAATCTTTAGATTGACTTCATCTTTAATTTGTAGTGTTGCGATTCCTGGCATCGATTAAGGCCTATATTGTAGTGTTAAGAAGTATTCTAACCCACCTGCTCTGTAGTTAGGTACTAATTCAAATTCATCATCTAGTATATCTCTTATAGTAAATGATAGCAAGTATTTAGGAAATGCCTTTTCTATTTTGTAGTCAAGTGAACTGACATCATCTAGCATTTCTGTACCGTCATATGCACTAGGCTCTCTATTGAATAGTCCAGTGTATCTGAATGAGATATCAAACCCTTCTAATGCTGTCGTAGATGATATGATTGCTTTGTATTCAGGAACACGAGGCTGATCAGAGTTTGTGTATCCTAACTCAATGCCTACTGTAGTAGTGTTAAGTCTTTTGACATCAAAACTGTTTACGAATCTAATACCTTCAGTATCATATGATCCAGTGTTAACAAACTGTGAGTCTGCAAAACTGTAATCGATACCTTCACTGAATTTGTATTTGAATACTGTAAAGTTCTTGTATCCAATCTCTCCACCTACTGCTTCTTCAGGGTCTAAACCTTTATTAGGTAAAGTCCAAGCATCACCATTTAGTTCATAAAGAGTTGGGTTACGATATGATGTACCGAAACTACCAAACCAATCATTAGATTCTGCACCTATACGATATACAAATGCATCTTCACTTAATCTAAAACCTAGATCAAACAGATCGAATGATGTCAAAGAGTAAACTGATAATTGAGTTTGGCTAAAGTCTTCATACTTTTCATTTTCAGCAGTTGCACCTAATAGTGTGTTTCCAACTTGATGTCTAGTATCTGCATACAATCTTTCTGCATCACTCTTAGATGTTTCTACACTTTCTGTCTTATAGTTAGCATTGTTAAATGAGTAACCGAATGTGTAGTTATCATTCCTTATTGATAAGGAACCTTTATCTCCTGATTGTACGCAATCATTTGACTGTGAGAAACTTGCCGTATAGCAGTTATCATAGTCATACTCGTATGATGTACCTAATAGATTTACCTTCCAGTCACCGAATTCTTTCTGTCCTTTGACTGTTAAATTGTTATAACTATCCTTTTCATCGTTGTCTGTTCTAACACTATCATTCTTTGCATCAAAGTAACTTAGATTAAAACCACTGCCTGTGTGACTTACAAATGTATTACTACCATATCTGATAATAGATCCATCTTTAAGATCATCAGTAATAAAAATAGCACCGCCTAAACTACCAGATCCATATAGGACTGAAGTTGGACCATTGACTATTTTTACATTTTCGTTTCCAGTAGCAAAGTCATGACCAAAGTCATACCAACCACTACCTGCATCATTTGCCGGCACACCATTTCTGAAAATAGTCGTGTGAATCGTTTGTGTTCCTCTTTCTGTATAACCTAAAAAAGAACCATAACCACCTGAAGTTGTTGCTTCTGGTATAATTGATTCTAATACGTTAACATCAGTCGAAGGATCTGATTCTGTTTCATATATGGTTGCACCTGTGACTACTACTTCTTCGATCTCCTGTGCTTGTACTTCATGTGCTACTATCATTAGTAACATAAATACTGCCACTGCATAGAGTGGAGCAAAGTTGATGTGAAAGTTTTTGTTTTCTTCGTTCATTTTATATTTATGGATCTCCCGTTTGTTATAATTATGATTTTGCCATTTTGATTATCGCCATGACACTGTTCAGGCTCTACAATTGAATTAAATTGCATTAAGACAGGTAAACTTTTTACAGTTATTTTTTGTTCTATATAACCATCTTCAGGTTGATTAAACAAATCTGTGCTTTTATGCATGTTTAATGAATGCTTAGAAAATGCTTCACTGCATTCTGTAAACACTCCAATTCTATTAGCCTCATCTTTAGATGCATGTGATCTCCACTCTGGAGTTCCTCTCCCTAATATTAGATCACTTACACCAAGTTCGACAAGCCATTCACAACAATCGTCTATCGCATCTACGTCTACTTCCGTAATGTAGTTTGCGGCAAACTCCAGTTTAGGATCATCGTTGATGATTGCCTTGTCTACTTTTATACCAAGTTTTGACATTCGGTATAAACATTTTGCACTGTTGTCCAAAGTTACGTCTGCAAGTAACTCATCTAATATCGCATTAGATTTAACAACAGTGTATTGCCCATCAACTAAGACTAGTGTCGGGTCTTTATATTGAACAGTTTTAGACTCCAACTGTTCGATAATATCTTTTATTTCGTTATGGTACTCAGTAGTAAAATACTTCGGTAAAATAGTATATGCTAGTTTTAAAGATGATGTACATGGATCTGCTTCATATCTTTTGCGTTCACTATTCCATACCCAAGGTTGCGAGTTATCCAATGGACCATAATCATCAATAGGAAAAAAGGCTGACATTTCTTTTTTGAATTGAGATATGAAGTCTTTTTTGAATGGGACTCTGATAGTCATTTTATTCACACTATCGTCCCAATTAACATTTGCATTTGTATACTTAGGAAGACTTTGTACAACTATACACTTCCATGTCAATGATTCTAACTCATCGACTGTGTATCCGTTAGTAGCAAATTGCTTTCTATACTTGTGCAAAAGTTTATCAAACAACTCTGCTTGGCCAGACGTAATCTGTTTTTTATCGTGGGTCAAGGATTGCATGTTAGATATGAATTTGTAATCGTAATGCGACAAACTAATGGAAGTGGTCAACATAAAGTAGATCACTTGTTCTTTAGATGTAAATTCAATCTTTTGCATGTTTATATTATACTTCCTTTTAACCTTTTAGACTATTTAAATGGTAATAAAAAAGGGGCGACCTAAGCCGCCCCAAACTCCTGACACAGAGTTACCTCATCTTCATGCAAGTTGACTCGGCTAACACTTTCCAGTTGTTAACACCTGTCACTTTGAATAAGTCAGCAATCTTAAGAGCCATTCTCATTGAGATTTCTCTAAGTTTGTGAGCATTCTCTTCCATGAAGTCAAAGATTTCTTGACCTTGACCTTCGTTGAAGTCGTAGTCTCTGAACAAGCCGCCGTCGCAATCTCTGTCCACTTGCTTAATTCTAAGCATTTTATCTCTATCACTATCGATAGTAAGATTTAAGAAGTGACACCTTGATTGAAGGGCTTCTAAGTGATCCTGCAACTTCTTAGACTTGATGTTCTCAAACTTCAAGTTAGTAATGAAGATACATGAACCTTTGAATTCAAAACTGTTTGGGATACCCTCTCTATTAAGAAGACTAGAATCAGAGTTCCAGCAAATCCTTCTGCTTTTGCCTGAGTCAAGTGCCGCTTTAAGAATGTTAAGAGCAAGATCGTCCTGAAAAACAGAATCACAGTCATCAAACACTAAGACGTTTTTAGAATCAGAATACTTGTAAAGTACTGCGTAAAGACCTAGAGCAGTCATTGCACCTTTGACAACTTCATACCTAGTTCTGCTATTAGTCAGTTGATCGAACAATGAAGCCTTCTCCATTTGTTGCTCAACACCATATGATTTACCTACACCAGGAGGACCTGAAACAATCATTGCTCTGATGTCCCCTGCGATAGTAGCCTTAGCCATATCGTCTAAGATGTCGAATCTAGTTTTGATTCTGTCCATTGCATCTTCATCAGACTCAGTGACTACTGGAGCAAGTTCTAAGTTAGCATTTGCCATAATAGGTTTCTCAGTTCCCCATGTGATGTCGTTAACGTTATTAACTTTGATTTTAACATTAGCAATTTGAACTTGGGGAAACTTACCGTCATTTTTGACAGTAATAAATCCACCTCGTTTGCCTTCTGCATAACCCTTGACCAATTCAAATGATTGATCAATGATTGGTTGATTTCTGTACTCGCCGTACTTTACTGTGATAGTCTGTGTCATATTTAACTCCGTTGTGTCAGTTGTCGTTATAATGTAATTATACTACCATTTGGTAGCAATGTCAAGCCTTTGGGCAAACTTTTTTAAGATTTTTTTGTTTGCTTTTTTACTTTTCATACTATCTATTATACGGAAAAAGGACCCAAATGTCAAGCCTTTTTACCATTATTTTACCATTATTTCGCCTATATGAATCAATAGGTTACGACTAATCTACTTGGATATCTTCCATTCCAGCAGTTCTGAGTCGTACAATATGACCCATTTGCCACTGTTTAGCATCTAATCCTTTCATAATGCCCAGATACTTGTTTCTAAGCAGGGCTACTTCATTGATCAGATACTCAAAGTCTATGACTTCATCTTCACCATCCACATACTTCTCAGCATCACGTGAGGTCAATGCTCGTTGATACTTCTCCAAATACTTCTGAAAGTGTGTTCTACGTATCTTACGTAATTTGATGTTAAGAAGGTTGAGCACCGCTTCAATCTCTTGTAATTGATTGAAACGATGTTCAGTTATGCCTGGCAGTGCTGATATATGTTTTTCAACATAACCAGATACCATACAATCCTTTTTACTAGATGATAGTTCTGTTTCGTAATGTGCAATGAAGTCAGGTATTACTGACAGATCATGGCTAATACGTGTATACCAATTCAAGTAATACTCCTAGTCCCACTCGTCATCGACATCTTCATAGTCATCATCATCTTCTTCCCAAACTTCATCCTCGTCCTCTGAAAAGTAAGACAATGCTTCCTTGATCTTTTTATCATCTTTGAAGGCTTTTTTAATTTCCTGTGCGGACATTCCTTCATCGATTAAATGGTTGACTAGTACATCAGCCGCTTCGTGTATGTCACCGTCTTCAATTGAAGGTTTGATGACTTCCCATACTCTGGCTAAATCGTTTAAATTCATATGTTATTCCTCTACTGTCTCTAATGCATCTTCCTCAGTATTTACTTTGTCCATTGCACTTTTAACTTCAGAGTATTCTGCCATAAGATTATCTAAACAACCATCTTCGTTTGCTTCCCAAGGCTTTCTAAACTTGAGAACTTCTTCTCCTGCTTGAGTGATATACTTTAAACGATTACCTTGCTTAGTCAACAAGCCTGATTTCTCAAACAAGTCTACTAGTCCTGAATAAGGATTCATACCTGTTTCATAAGGAATCTTCACTTGCACACCCTCGAAAGGTTTTGCATAACGAGTCTTCATTACTTTACAGCCTGCACGAATACCTCTTACTTCAGAGATTTTATTCCCTGCCGCATCTTCTTTCAGTTTCATCTTCTTCATAGCAACAACAATACTTGATGCATAGATAAAGCCTTGACCACCTGATATTTTATCATCTGGGTCAAACATATCTTGTGATGCATATGTATGATTAGTTGCAACAAGTCCAACATTATAACTTCCGAACATGTTAACAGAGTTTCTGACTAATGATGTCAGTGCCTTGGGCTTACGACCCATGTCACCTTTCATATCACCTTTGTCGAATTGATCAACATCAGTTGGTGTCAACATCATACCCAATGAGTCAATTACAAATAACACTTTAGGACGTTCTTCCTCTGCCATGTCTTTGTAATCTTTCATAAAGAGTGATATAGTTTTTGCTACATCGTCAATCATACTCATACTAAGTTTAAGTAACTTCTCAGGGCTAGTATCAACTTGCAAGGCTTGTAGCCATGCTTCATCAAGTGCATTCTCTGTGTCAATTAAGACTACAAAGATACCCTGTTCTTGTGCTGATTTAACTATGTTACCTGCCGCAAAGTATGATTTACCTGCGCCTGATTCTCCTGCAAATACTGTAACCTTACCTAAAGGGACACCTTGATGGAAATCACCTGAGATAAGATAGTTCAATGCATAAGAACCTGTTGAGATCCAATCAGTTGGATCGTTGAATCCTATTGACAAGCCGTCAATGGATTTGGTTATGTCTTTCCTAAATTTGGAAACGTCAAATGGTTTTGCCACAATTACTCCTATTGATTAGATTGTTTGTTGTTAATTCTACTAGAGTTAGAAGGCTTTTGCAAGATTTCTGGGCAGGCTTCTGCCATGTCATCTAAATCGAAATCAGCAGGGTAATGTCTTAGTGCGGCTCTTGCCCTATCTCTGATAAGACTTGGTACACGCGGAGTTTTACCCGGATCGCATAATTCTTCTAATAATTTCTTCCCTTGTTTAAGGGCTCTAAATCTTTCGTCTGGTAGTGTCATTTTAATTTTCTCCTACAAAATATGGGGGAGTTGCCTCCCCCAGACTAAACAATTAAGAATTGTTTTGTCTTGCACGGATCATTGCTAGAATGTCTTGTGCTTTATCACTAGATGGCTCAGAACTTTCTGCTGGCGCCGCTACTGGAGTCTCTACAGCGGGTGCTGTTTCAACTGCTGGGGTAGCAACTGGGGCAGGTGTCTCAACTGCGGGTGCTGGTGCACTTGAAGTTGATTCATCTACTTTATCAGCACTTGCTGGTGCATCGATACCGAAAGGACGATAGTATGCTCCAAACTTGTCAGTGTCATATGGACGACCATCTACTGATGCCTCGAACATTTCTTTAATGACTCTGAGTTCTGATTCTGAAGGCTTCTTAGGTAAGAAGTCTGCTAGATTAAATAGACCGTGTGCTTCGATAGCCGCTTGTTCTACATCTGTTAGTGCAGATTCTTTCCTAGACCATGATGAGGTTGAATAATCAGCATACTGACCTTTTGTAGTCTTTCTGATATTAAAATCAAGACCACGCATTATATCAGTTGGCAATTCTTCAATCTCAGGATCCATCAATGAACTTTTGATAGTCTGAAAGATTTGAGGTGAAATAACAAATCTACGAATAGGATTCGCAGGGGTGTTGTCTTCCCCAATTGGATTTTGACGAACAAAGCCTTGGAAGATATATGATCTTTTCTTCCAATATTTGTTTGCCATTTCTTTGAGAGTTTCGTCTTTGTACCAAGGACGAACTTCTGCTAACACAGGACAATTCTCACCGAACATTTCTACGCACGGGACTTGTACTGTTACTTGTCTCACATTTGGATCACCTTTCACGCCATTAAACGGAAGTTTAATAACTTGTCTCTCTATCCAAAAGAACGAATTGTTTGAATCCGCATCGGGTAAGAAACGTAGAGAGCAAGATGCTCCTTCGTCCATTTTCCAATGAGGGAATATCGCTCCATCAGATGTTGGATACTTAGATCCAGATGATTTATTTTCTTGTGCCGCGAGACGGGCACGGATGTCTGCTAGACTGGCCATAATGTTTTCTCCTGTAATGTATGCCTAAGTTTAGTTCTATATGTGTTGTCGCAAGACCGAAGTCTCACTAGTTTAGTTTTGTTAAAAACATGACACATGAGCATATTATATGTTATAAATGTTCCTATGTCAATAAGTATTTATGCCTGATTTACCCATTTATAAAAAACTTATGAAAGTGCGATCTCCAAGTTTAGGGACCTGAGTAACAACAATCTCTGCCTACATATGCACCTTCAGGGTTAAAGAAGATAAATGACCCAAAATCATAAATACTAGTGCGAACCAAACTTACGATTAAGGACACATATATTATGCATATGAGACATTTGAAAATCGCACTAGTAATATTTAGTGTGAGTTTTGCCAGCCAAAATATTTTTGCACAGGCCACTGGCACCTGTACAGCAGGCACAGACAATTGTGAGGCAAGTACTTCTACGAGTACTACCACAAATACGAATACCAACACTTCGACTAATACTAATACTAACACCAATACCAATACTAACACTAGTACAAATACCAATACCAATAATAATACTAACACCAATACTAACACCAATACCAATACGAATACCAACAATAATACCAACAATAATACCAACAATAACACGAATACTAATACCAGTACTTCAACTAATACCAATAACAATACTAATAATAACACCAATACTTCAACCAGTACGAACACCAACAATAACACCAACAATAACACGAACAACAATACCAATACTTCGACAAGTACCAATACCAATAATAATACCAATAATAACACGAATACTAATAATTCGACTAGTAACAATACTAATACGAACAATAACACCAATACTTCGACTAGTAACAATACTAACACCAATAACAATACTAACAATAGTACGGTAAACAGTACCTCGAATAACACTAATACGAATAATAACAATTCGACAATTGACCAAAATGTTAACAGCAACAGTAATTCTACATCGAATAATACTAATACTAATAACAACAATAACAATTCGACCTCGAACAACACCAACAATAATAACAACACTTCGACCAGTACAAGTGATTCTAATGTAACAACCAATAATAAGTCAGAGAACAAAAACGAAAACACTAATACTAATAATAACACCAACATAAACAAAACTGATCAAACTATTAAACAGGAGATCACAACTAAGGCACCACCAGCAAGTGCGATTGCACCGAGTATCGGGTCTAGTTATTCACAAGACTTATGTACAACTGGTGTGTCAGGAGCATTTCAGGGGCAAGTATTCGGTATCTCAGGTGGCAAGTCTGTTAGAGATATGAACTGTGAAAGAATTAAGTTGTCCAAAACAATATATGATATGGGTATGAAAGTAGCCGCAGTATCATTAATGTGTCAGGATCCTAGAGTGTTTCAAGCAATGGAAATGGCAGGAACACCTTGTCCGTACATGGGTGCAATTGGACCAGCCGCTTCTGATCGTTGGGAAGAAAACTCACAGAAAAGACCAGACACTAAGAAGGGTGTAAAAAGCAGATTACTTGGTGTATTAGGTGCTAATGAAATTGAAGTTGATGATATTGCAAATGTCTCTGATGACCAAGCCGCTTTTGTAGAAAAATGTACTAGACCTGACTTTAAGGGAAGACGTAAATCTAAGGGTTCTTGTGAGGCAGAATGGCACGATTCAAAATAATATCATTGCTATTGATGCTACCCATGTTTGCGGTAGCACAATACAATCCTCCTGACTACAATGAGTCGAATGCTGACGGTACCAATACCATTTACTCAGTGACTGGAGACTACGGAGATTTATATGATTTGACTCGTAGTGATCTGACTGGTGTGACAGGTTGTTACAATGGTAATTTTGGTGATGACAGTGGTTGTTATGTAAGAATGGAATTTGGTTTTTCATGGGAGTGGCATAACGACTCGTATACTGCCGCAGTAATGAGTACGAATGGTTGTCTTAAATTAGTAAAAGAAGATTACAACATTGGTAATTGGAACAGTTTGATGTGCTACGACTACCTACCAAATCAATTAGGTAGTGGAGAAGACGGTTATACTAAACATGTAACTGATACTCTTTTTCCCTTTTATACTGACTTGATTGGGGGAAACAGTAACAGTTCATTATTATATAAAGCATTTGATGATTATGCCATATTCGGTTGGTATAATTTAAAAGAATACAATAGAGCATCAGAAAATAGTTTTGAAGTTTACATATTTGATTACAATGACTCTAATGCAAAATGCGGAGACAGTAATACAAGAATAGCCTGTACTGATTCAGAAAGAGCAGAAGTAAACAAACCTGACAACTATGGATTTTTGTATGGTGATTTAGATATCATTCAACATGATGTTTTGATCGGAGAACAAAAAAGCAACACAAACTATACTCAATATCTATTTTATGATGACAATACAGATAACTTAGGTGATGGTAGTGTTGACAATACTTTTGATGATATGGATCAAGGATACTTAGAAGACGGTGGAGGTATACTATATTCAGAA